GTCCTTGACACGATGAACCCGGCCCCGGGGAGATTAGGTCCATGACGCCGGACACGATCGAGGAGCTATTGTCCGGCCTCGTGCGGGCTCGCGGCGCCGGCAATACGAGCGCCGCGGTCGAGGGCGTCCGGGCGCGCGGTGGCGTCGTGGTGAGCTTCAGCGTCGCCGAGGCGCGGCGCGTTCGTTTCGAGCACCGGCACGCCAAGGACCTGGTCGTCGTGGCCGCCGCAAACCTCGGCCGATGGTTCGGGCGCGGCCCGGTCATCGTCGACACGAGCTGCGTCGAGCGGCTCGCCGAGGCGACCATTCTCGAATCTCGTCGGCGCCGCATCGCCGAGGCCGACCGGGACCGCCACGCCGACGCGCTCGCGCGAGCGGTCGCGACGCTCAACGAGTCAAAGGCCATTGGACGTCGGCTCGGCGACGCGCTGGCGGCCATGTGGCTGCGGGCATGGCTGCGCGCCTGGGACGACATCGGGGCCGCGTATGCGCGCGACGTGATGTCGTGACCGGCAACAATGACCCCACGCGCACGGATTACGGCGGCTGGTGCGGCGCCGATGCCGCGCCGCCGCTTGCGCTCGGCGCGGCGCGGCGCGATTATCGGCGCCGTGGGAACGGCTGGGAGCGCGCGGACTTGCGGCGCCTGCGGGCAGGCGCTGCCGCCCGCGCTGCGCTCGTGGGAGATGTTCATCCCCATCGAGCCGCCCTCGCAGAACGTGCTCGCGACGAACAAGGGCGCGTCTCGCCATCGCTACCGGAAGCTGCGCGACGATTATACAACGATGCTCCGCGGTTACCGCCGGCTCTACCGCATCCCTGAGGCGCTCGGTCGCCGGCGCGTGTTCATCGACCGCGTGTTCAACGGGCGCGGTCGAGCCTACGACCGCGGCAACCTCGTCGGCGGCTGCAAGCCGCTGCTTGATGCGCTCGTCGCGGTCGGCCTGCTCGTCGATGACGCGCCGACGTTCCTCGAGGACCACTACTCGCAGCGACGCGGTGACGAGCCCGGCGTTGTCGTGCGCCTCGAGGAGCTCGCGTCGTAATGCCGAGACGACGCGCCACGGCTAAGCGGGCGAATCCGCACGTAAATCCGCCGACGAGCGCCGTCGAGTGCGAGCCGGGAGAGTGGGTCGAGTACCCCGACGGGCGCCGCGCACAGGTCTCGTTCGTCCTCGGCGGCGTGCGGCCGTTCGGCCGGTTCGCCGACACGTGGCTCCTCGTTCGCCTGCCGCTTGGCACGATTCGATGGCTCGGGTCCCGGCCGGATGAGGCGGCCCGATGAAACGGCGCGCGCCCAACATGCGCGAGCTGGCCGACCGCGTGCTTGACGCGGTGCGGCGCGAGCCGACGCTCGGCTCGCTCGGTAACGCGGACCTGTCGGCCGCACTCGATACCGCCGCGCTGCTCGCCCGCAACGGTCGCCGCCTGGTGACCTCGGTTGAGTACGCGGCGCGGCGACCGACGAGCGACCCGCTGCCCGCCATCCCGCGCAACGCGCCCGCCGGCGCGGTTCTCGTGTGCCCCGTGTGCGAAGGCATCCATCTCGCCGACGCCGACGCGGTCGCTGTTCAGTGCTCGTGCGGGGGCGTCGCCGAGCTCGCGCTTCATGCAGTCGGCCACTCGCGACCGGGCCGGTAACGGAATCCATGGCTTACGAGTCCGCCGCGAGCCCAAGGAAAGCCAAACGGCGCCTGAGGAAAGTCTGGCGGGGCGTCAGGAAAGTCGGGATGTCGGTTGGACCGGGCAGATCCGAGGTTGGCCCGCTCTGCCGGCCCGATGGACCGGTGTGGCAGCTGGTCGTCGATGCGGGCTGTGTTGAGCGTGCGCAACGAAGGCTTGACCTGGCCGCGCGTGCGCGCGGTAGGCTTCGGCGGCGAGCAAGTGGTCTCGCCAGGCTTGCAGTAAAGCGTTGCAGAACATCGCGACACTCCTCAGAATAAGCCTAGTTATTCGCGAACGATTCGACAAGAAAGAAAGCGCCCGACTTGGGGGCGGCAACCCCCGGGCGACGGGCGGTAAACCTCTAAACGGAACGCCTTCCTAACAAGGGAGCTTACACTTTTGGATGCCGGCGAAATGAGAATCGAGTACCTCGCGCTTGGCGCGGTCATGCGGATGCCGCGCAATCCGAAGCTTCACGCGCTCGACCATCTCGGCGCGTCGTTCGACCGGTTCGGGTTCGTATCGCCGCCGACGATGGACGAGACGACGGGGATGCTCGTCGCGGGACACGGCCGGCTCAGCGCGCTGCAGCGCGCGAAGGATGCCGGCCAGGAGCCGCCGGCACGGGTGATGCTCGACGCGAGCGGCGAGTGGTTGGTGCCCGTCGTCCGCGGCGTGTCGTTCGAGAGCGAGCGCGAAGCGGAGGCCTATGCCATCGCCGACAACCATCTCACCGAAGTCGGCGGATGGGATTACATGCGGCTCGCTTCCATCGTGCAGGACCTCGCGGCCGAGGGCGACGGCAGCCTCGAAGGCCTCGGCTATGAGGACTACGAGCTCAAGAAGATGCTCGGACTCCTCGAGGAGCAAGGCCGCGCCGAAGGCGTGGACCCCGAGGAACGCAAGTCAAACGTCATCGAATGCCCGGCATGCGGTCACAAGTTCGCCAAGGTGAAGTGATGGCGGCGACGACGGCCGTCATGCCGTCGCCGTCGTCGTCGTTGTCGTCGGCGCCGACGGTCATCTCGACGTTCTCAGGATGCGGCGGCTCATCGCTCGGCTACAAGATGGCCGGCTACGACGTGCGGCTCGCGTGCGAGTGGGACGACCATGCGGTCGAGACCTACCGCGCGAACTTCCCCGCGACGCCGGTCTATCACGGGGACGTGTCCGAGTTGATGGCTGATGAGGCGATGGAGCTCGCCGGTATCGGCGGCCCGGGGGGGCTCGACCTGTTCGACGGCTCGCCGCCTTGCCAGGGGTTCAGCACCGCCGGCAAGCGCGCTACCGGCGACGGGCGCAACCAGCTGTTTCGCCAATACGTCCGATTGCTACGTGGTCTCAAGCCGCGCGCGTTCGTGATGGAGAACGTCTCGGGCATGACGACAGGGCGCATGCGGCCCATCTTCGACGAGTGCCTGGCGTTGCTTCGCGACTCGGGCTACCAGGTCAAGGCGCGCGTTATCAACGCACAATGGTATGGCGTTCCGCAGTCGCGCTCGCGCGTCATCTTCATCGGCGCGCGCGATGACCTCGGCATCACGCCGACGCATCCGACGCCAACGGTCACGAAGTCAATCACGGCGAGCGAGGCGCTCGAAGGCGCGCCCGAGGGTGACGACACGCCGACGCTCAGTGAGGCCTGGCGAAAGCAATGGAATCGTCTACGACCGGGTGACCGCATGTCCGACGTTCTCACCCGAACTATCGGCGTCTCGGCGTCATGGGGAACGGCCAAACTTCATCCTCACCGGCCAAGCCGAACGCTTTGCAAGCAGCAAGGCGGCAAGGGATACGCGACGATGCTCCATTGGGCCGCGCCGCGCGCCATCTCCATCCCCGAGGCGATGCGGCTCGCGTCGTTTCCGGATGATTTCGTTTTCCCTGGCAAGTATCAAGAGCGGTGGAGTCGCATCGGAAACAGCGTGCCGCCGTTGTTCATGAAGGCCATCGCCGAGCACGTTCGCGTGACTATCCTCGAGGTGAACGAATGACGAAGCTCCCTGACCGCGAAAACACCATCGGCCGCGGCAAGGATGGCCGCCGCCTCTCGAAGCGCGGGAACAAAAAGGAAATCGCCGAGCGGCTTCGCACCGTGGAGCAGATGCTCAATCGATGCGTGACCGTTGGAAGCATTCAGGCGATGCTGTCAATCCGGTGGGGCGTGAGAACTCGGCAGATTCGCGTGTACATCGAGAGGATTCACGCGCAGTGGGATGCCGACGCGAAGTCGTTGGCGATTGACCGCGTCACGCAACGTCGCGCGCAATTCGAGGCGCTGCTCGAACAGGCGATGCTTCAGACGCCGCCGAACCTCAAGGCGGCGGTTACGATTCTCGACCGCCTATGTCGCGTTGATGGCGCCTACAGCGAGGAGCGCGCATCGATTGTCGTGTCCGGCGCGGTTGGTCTCCGCGCTATGACCAGTGCAGACAAGCGCAAGCGCCTAGAGGAGCTGCTCGGTGCGCACGTCGCGACCTTTGGCGCGAACGGCGCGAACGGCGCGAACGGCGCGAACGGCCACGGGGGTAATGGTCGCACAAACTAGCGATGAGTTGTTCGCGCGACTGGAGCAACTCACCGATGACGAGCGCGCCGAGGCCGAGCTGCTCCTCGAGGACCGCTATGGCGTCGCGGGGCTCGACGCGCACATCCGACAGCACTTCCCGCACGAGCCGCCGCCGTCGCACGTTCGTCCCATCGTGAGCCTACTTGAACGCGCGCGGCACGAGCGCGTGCGGACGTGCCTGTCGCTTCCGCCTCGACACGCGAAGACGGTGACGATTCTCCGCGCGCTCGGCTGGTGGCTGAAGCACGAGCCGGCGGACACATGCGCTTACTACAGCTACTCGGACACGCAGGCGCGCTCGAAGTCACGTGTGGCCCGTCGCTGGGCGAAGCTCGGCGGCGTTGAGTTGCTCGACGACTCGTCGAACGTCGGCGAATGGCGAACGCGGCAGGGCGGGGGCGTTATCGCGGGCGGCCTTCGGTCGGGCCTCACCGGGCAGGGTGTGTCCGGCCTGTTCGTCGTCGACGACCCCATCAAGAATCGCGAGGAGGCCGACTCCGCGCTCATCCGCGACCGCGTCCATGAGGCCTTCAACGAAGTCGTCTACACGCGACTCGAAGGCGCGAGCGTAATCGTCGTGCATACCCGATGGCACCAAGACGACCTCATCGGCCGGCTCGCCGGCGACGGCTGGGACGTGCTCAACATCTCCGCGCTCGCCGAGGACGACGACCTGCTCGGGCGCGAGCCCGGTGAGGCGTTGTGGCCGTCGCGGTTCGGCGCCGACGAGCTCGCCGACATCAGGCGCCAAATTGGCGAGTGGTCGTTCTCGTCGTTGTACCAGGGCCGACCGCAGCCGCGCGGGGCGAACCTATTCCGCGAGCCGGCGCGCTTCCGACTGCCGCAGACAGAGGCCGACTGGCGCGAGTTTCTGCGCGGCAAGCGGCTCATCATCCCGTGTGACCCGGCCGCGTCCGAGCGGACGCACGCCGACTATTCGGCGGCCGGCGTCCTCGCGTTCGAGGGCGAGGGCACCGACATGCGGTGTTACGTGCTCGACGTCGCGCGCGGCCAGTGGGGCGTGCCGGTGCTCATCGCGAAGTTGCGCGGGCTCCAGGCGCGATGGCGCGCCGTCCTCGCCATCGAGGCGGTCGGCGGGTTCAAGGCCGTGCCGCAACTGCTTCGCTCGATGGACCCGATGCTCCGCATCATCGAGCTGCGGCCAACGACCGACAAGTTCGCGCGCTCGCAGCCGGTCGCGGCCGCCTGGAATGATGGGCGCGTGCTCGTGCCTGCCGGCGACGGCGTGCCTTTCGACGTTGACGCGCTGCTCGGCGAGGTGCTCTCGTTCTCGGGAGTGAAGGATGCGCACGATGACCAGGTAGACATGCTCGCGCACGGTTGGAACGTGATGGCGGCGCCGAGGGAGTCGCGACGTCGCGGCCATCGCATCGCTGCGGGCTCATTTGGATAGGAGAACAAAACGATGGCGACAATCCCTGCCGATGGCGGCAATTATCCCGACTATGCGGCCGGCGTCGTCGACGACTCCGTCGCGAACGGCGTGACCTTCGCCAAGCTCCAGGCCAAGCATCCCGACTATGCAGCCGAGTTCTGGTCGAGCGCGCGCGCGTTGTACGCGGGCGGTCGCAAGCTGTTCGGCGACGCGAAGACGTTCGAGTCGTTGTTTCCGCGCCATCTCGGCGAAACCGATCAGGTTTATCGCGAGCGCAAGTCGCGCGCGTTCTACATCAACTACCCTGGGAGCATCATCGACCATCTTGTCGCCGGTCTGATGACCTGCCCGGTCGAGGTCGGCATCGACGCCGACGCCGACGAAGATGACCCGCCGTTGCCGCCGTTTTACGTTGACTTCATCGACGACGTAACGCCGGTTGGCGGCCGACGCTGCTCGCTTCAGCAACTCGTGCGCGACCGCGTGCGCGAGGCGCTCATCGTCGGTTGCGCATGGACGCAGGTCGATTTCCCGGCCGGCGCTGCGCCGGACGACGAGCTGTCGGCGGCCGCGCAAGAGCAGGCCGGGCTCATCGACGCTTACGCTATTCCGCTGCCCGTCGAGTGCGTCTACGACTACGAGGAGAGCGCGGACGGCGCGCTGGAGTGGGTCAACGTCGCCGTGGACTCGTGCCGACGCGGGTCCATTCGCGAGCGACGCAACCTCATCACGCGAACGTGGACGCTCTACACGCCGACAAGCTGGGAGCGTTATGAGCTGACGTTCGACCCGCGCAAGCCGCCGAAGCCGGCGACCGTTGTGCCGCTCGTCGCCGCCGGCGCGCACTCGTTCGGCGCACCGCCGTTCGCGCGCGTTATCCTGCCCGACGGACTGCACGCGATGGGAAAAATGCTCGAGCTGGCGCGTGAGCACTTCAACAAGCGATGCGCGCTCTCGACCGCCGAGTACAAGTCGCTGTTTCCCGAGCTTTACGAGTTCGAGGCGCCGCCTGACCCGATGATGATAGGACCGGCCATCGCCGAGGACGAGGGCCGCGCGCTCAAGCAGGTGCATGGGCAGGGCTATGTCCAGCTCCGCTATGCGCATGACCGCGCGGAGTACGTCGGCCCCGACTCGACGCCGTTTGGCGTCGCGCTCCAGTCGCTCAAGGACCTGCGCGATGAAATGCACCGCATCACGCACCAGATGGCGCTCACGTTCGACAACTCACCGAGCGCGCTTGGGCGCTCGGGCGATTCCAAGGCACAGGACCGCGCCGCGCACGCGGTCGTGCTCGTCGGCCTCGGCGAGCTGCTGCGCGACTTCGTGCGCGAGTTGATGGACATGGTCGCCATCGGGCGCGGCGACGAGCCGCGCTGGGCCATCTCGGGGCTCGACCGTTTCGACGTCGCCGAGGTTGCCGACGTCGTCGAGCAGGCCGAGCGCCTCGAGGTCATCCCGATACCGAGTCCGACGTATCAACTACGGCATCGCTACCACTTGGCGAAAACGGTACTCGGTGACGAGGCGAGCGAGACCGACCTCGCGGCCATCGAGGTCGAGCTCCGCGCGGCGTTGACCGCCGAGCAGATGATGACCGAGCAAATGACCGAGCGGGACGCGCATCTGGCCGCGCGCGAGGCGGCTCTCGATGACGATGGGGCGGCGATGGTAGACGAGCTAGACGATGACGACGAGCCGACGCCGCCTCAGCGCCGCGGCACGACGTCGAGGCCGCGAGCCTAGCGGATGCCAGCCTCGGGCACGGGCGCGCGGGCGTCGGCCGCCGATGAGGCGCGCGTTGCCGAGATGCTCGGCGGCGTCGTCCGTCGCGTGGATGACGTTCCGTCGCGCGCGCTCAGGCGCGTGCTTCCCGCGCTGCTCGACGCCAGGCGCGAGCTGAAGTCGGACCTCGAGAAATGGTTGAAGGCCGCGCCCGATGGCGGCGACCGCTACACGGCGCATCACTACCGCAAAACGCTGATGGCCATCGATGCCTCTATCAAGCGCATGGCCGAGACGTCGAAGGCTATCGAGCGTGAGCTAAAGGCGGCTGGCGAGGACGCGGCCGGACTTGCGGTCACGAACCTCGGCGCCGAGGTCACGCGGCTCACGGGGGTTTTCGATGGCGCGTATCAGTTGCCGTCGCCGGACCTGCCAACTGCCGCCGACCTGCTCGTCAAGAACCGCTGGCTGACTCCGCGCTATGCGTCGAGCGCGAGACGCTACGGCAAGGAAGGCCAGGAGGCGTTGCGTCGGCAGTTCGCGGTGGCGGTCACGCGAAACGAGACATGGAACCAGATGGCGAACCGCGTCATGCGTCTACGACCGCAGGCGGGCGGGCGGTTCGGTCTCGAGACGCCGGACGTCGCCGACCGCATGGCGGGCGGGCTGTTCCACGGCCAGTTTTGGAAGGCCGAGCGGCTCGTGCGCACCGAGATGATTCACTCGTACAACGCGCATCACCACGAAAGCATCAAGGCGCTGGCCGCCGACGAAGGCGGCGAGCGATGGAAGCGACGTTGGGATAGTTCGGCCGACCGACGACGATGCGAGACGTGTGCCGCGCTCGATGGCGAAGTCGTTGGCGTTGACGAGCCGTTCTCCGATGGCTCGATGTATCCGCCTTCACACCCAAACTGTCGCTGCGTCGCGACGCCGTGGGACCCGGACTGGCCCGACGTTGAGCCGGAAGTGGCCGCCGGAATTGAAGCCCCGCCGACGACGGAGGTGCGTCCGGTCGATGAGCTCGGACGTGTCGAATCCGCCGTGGAGCGCAAGAAACGACTCAAGCGCGAAGCCAACGCGCGCTGGCTCGCGAAAAAGAGGGAGGGCCAGCCAACCGTCATCCCACCGGTGACGACGACGACGACGACGACGACACCGCCGCCACCGATGGAATCCGCCGTGGAGCGCAAGAAGCGACTCAAGCGCGAAGCCAGCGCGCGCTGGCTCGCGAAGAAGAGGGGGACGCCCGTGCCGCCGCCGCCGCTCGTGCCGCCGCCGCCGCTCGTGCCGCCGGTGCCGCCAGTGCCGCCCGTCGTCAAGCCCGTCGTGCCGCCGGTCACCGAGACGGCGGTGGAGCGCAAGAAGCGACTCAAACGAGAGGCGGCCATTCGATGGCGTGACAAACAAAAGTTGAAGGCCAAGAAGGTCGAGCCCGTCGTCGTCAAGAAGGTCGAGCCCGTCAAGGTCGAGCCCGTCGTCGTCAAGAAGGTCGAGCCCGTCAAGGTCGAGCCCGTCGTCGTCAAGAAGGTCGAGCCCGTCAAGGTCGAGCCCGTCGTCGTCAAACCGCTGCCGACCTATACCCGCACGGGGAAGGTCGAGCCCGAGCGATACGGCCTGGCGGCGGTACTCGCCAAGAAGGTCGAGCCCGAAAGACAGGGACCGGCGGGACCGGAGACGGCGGCGCAACAGGAGCGCGTTCGCGGATTGCCGTCGAAGCGCGTGCTAGAGCGCATCGCGAAAATTGGCCCTCTCATCGACAACGACAAAGCAACGGCCAAAGAGCGAAGCGAATGGCGCAAACTGTTCCGCGGACTAGTCGTGGATGATGGGGGCGCCCGGAATAGAACGACCGGAAGGACCGTGACGGTCAGGGTGAACAACAACCTGCCGCGAAACGTCGCCGGCCATCATATTGAAAACCGTAGAGGAGGCAACAACAGGCCTGACACGATTGAGAGCAGGGTGGGTTACCACGAGCGCGCCGCGAGCTTCGCGCGCAAAGCGCTCGAGGGCAAAGAGGTCGGGTTCGACGAGATGTTCGCGTTCCGTCATCACCTGCATGAGGAGTCGCATGCTCACGGGCCCTCCTATCAAGGGACTTACGTAGGATACGGGAGCGTGCTCGAGGAGGTCGTGACGGAGACGCACTCTCGTCGAGTATTCGCCGAGCGATTCGGCGACGTGAGAGTGGTGGACGAGAGAACCAACAACAGAAAATATCGCGTATCGGAATACTCGACTGTCCATATTGCGCCGACAACAGCCGTGGACCCGACAACGGGGCGCCCGACGCTTCAACCGAAGCCGTACCAGTCATATCAGGGCATCGTGGGTCAGTATGCGAAGGCAATCAAAAACGTCGCCGGCGGCAGTCAAAAGGACGCCGACGAGAAATTGTTGCAGGCGGCGACCGCGTACAAGGCAAAAAAGACAAGCCGGCCAAGCCCCAACGCGCGAGGTATTTCGACAATACGAGAGCAATCAGTCAAGCAGTTTGTTAAGAGCGTCCCGGACCTAACGTCCGAGCAGCGCAAGGCACTGCTCGCCAAGTTAAAAATGATTCACACCACGTACTGAATGACGACGACGAATGAATTGAAACGCGATGACCCGGCTGCGGCCGTTGCGCTCTATCGCGAACTGCTGCGCGCTGGGACATGGACCGACGACCTCGGCGAATGGCTCACGATGATGCAGAGCACCGTTGAACAGCGCGAGGCGTTATGGGATGGCATGCGCGCCGTGGACGCGGAACTGAGGCGCGGTTAAGCATTTGCGGGGCCACGCGCCATGGCTGGGCGACGTCGCGATTCTGCGTCGTCGTGCCCGGCCGTGGCGCGTCGGTTTGAAACGAGGAAAAACATGGGCAGGCGAAACGACGGACAAGCACCGAACCAGGGCGGCGCATCGAACGACGACGGCGCGGGCGGCGACGGCGGCGGCGGCGAGGCGTTCACCGAGGGACAGCGGCGCGAGCTAGACAAGATTCTCAACGGCGCACAAAGCACCTACGCGACCAGGCTCAGCAAGAGCTTCGACTCCAAGCTCGGCGAGATGCGCGACGGGTTTGCCAAAACGCTCGACGAAAAACTGTCGGCGCTCGCGACGCCGACACGGCCGCGGGCGGGCAAGGGCGGCGACGACGTCGCCGACGCCGCGGCGAAGATGCGCGAGGAGTACGAGGCGCGCATGCGCGAGGTCGAAAACCAGGCGAAGTCGGTGCGCGAGGAGGCCGAGGCCGAGCGCGCGAAGGCGCGCGAG